ATATACAAACTTCGGTAAGATTCGATTTATGGTACACAAGACACGGCGGAAACTTCTGAGGTAATGACATGGAACATCAAGCAACTAGAGAAGTAGATGAGGAGGGTAACATCACGTGGGTCAACCCCCCTTCTGTCTCAGGGCCATTCTACGATGAGTCAATAACAGATGCAGATAGATTGGAACAAGCATGGTATGATTTTAGGATAGAGAGGGACTATCTGTTGAGAAAAATGGATGTCTACCAAGGGGTGTTGCTATACAACACTCTGACAGAAGCACAGCAGACTGAGTTGGCTACATACAGACAGGCGCTTCTCGACCTGCCCAATGATTATGATACCCCCGAAGAGGCGATGGCGAACATCCCAGAGAAACCAGACTGGATGACTTAGAGTAACCTATGGTCTGAACCCTGACCATGGTCTCAGTTGGTAAGTGAGGAACGACAGAGTCAGTACGAGAAACACGCTTGCGATTGTAAAAGCGGGTGGAACATCAAACGTCAAATCATCTAAGAATCGAAGGTCTATCTCTATCATATCAAATCACACCTCCACCAGTTGAATCTCCTACTTGTTCTTATTTTGTTCAAAGGTATTTGTTGTGCCATCAGTACCCCATCTCGAATTTGCTAGGCTTTTTCAACTCACGAATCTGCTGAGTGGCGAATCGAATTTTCTGTGTGCTATGGAGATGCCAAAAGGTGTCTTTCGGGACTTTGAACTCCTGCTCTACTATACGGCATAGTTCGTATCTCGATGATGTCTGTAGGTCTTCGTCTATCTTGAGACCGAGTACCTCAGAGACCTCCTCGTCCGTGTACTTGACTCTCTTGTCTAACCACACATACGCATAACCCATCACGGTCATGAGTTTGCGAGCCGCCCACCGGAATAGTACCATGGTGTAGAAAGTACACCACTCTATTTGTACGTTGCGATTACTTATCTCTTTTCTTGAACACAGAGTCTATCCAGATATGCTTGCATTCCTTGCATTCCCATAGAGACACTCTCTTTCCATCATCGTGATACTTACCACTCATGCGCCTAGGAATGTGCTTGTGATTGCAGTTGCGACAGCGTACCTTGAGCCTGTCCATCAAGCGGCCCATTTCACCGCGTCCACTTCTCGTAGGCACGTGTTGCCATTTTCTGCTTACTTCGACTCTTCCAATCGTTCTTCTGGTTGCTTGTACGCATTAAAGCGTCTTCCACAAGACCATCAATGCACTTCGGGCACACCATACCACTGCTGGTGCTCTGTAACGTGATGACTCCCTTGGAGTCGCTACCACCCTCTCGTTCGCAGACTACGCACTTCATTACTCGCCCCTCTTAGCAATCATATCGTCAATCTTGAGTATGGCTGTGGTAACTTCCGTAGCGCTCAGCACGGCTTGTCTGACTAGGGACGTCGGTTCTAACACACCTAGGTTCCACATGGAGATGACACCCCCGTCCTCTATGTTGGGACCATATTCGGTCTCATGGCTCTGCAACTTGTGCCTGAGATTGAGTATGCAGTCCAGTGGGTCATGGCCGCCGTTCTCAGCAATTGTCGCTGGGATTATCTCCAGTGCATCTGCAAACGCCTCTATCGCCATCTGGGCGCGTCCCTCCACGCTCGCTGCTTGCGTACGTAGATGTGCAGCCATGGCCGCGTATGCGCTCCCCCCTCCTGCAACGACCCCATCACCATTCATGACGAGGCTGACCACACCTAGTGCGTCATCGAAGCCACGCTCGATTTCATCTAGCGTCGTGGTCGTTGCGCCACGTAGGACGAGAGTGGATTGGTCCGAGTCTATCTCCCCTTGTACGAAGAGGTAATCCACATCGTAGTGCCTCTCGCTGTAGACCATGCCCTTCGCTGAGCACTCGACGTCCGCCGGGGTCTGAGATACTGATACGCCCAGTGTGGATGACAATGCGCGCATGGTGCTCTCTGGTAGCCTTCTGACCACGCTTATTTCGTGCTTTTCTAGGTAAGTGCACACATGGTCCGCTGCTCCGTCTCTGACGAACACCATACCTCCCTCAGGCAGATACTCGACTAGCATCTTAGCCTGTGATAGCAAGTCCTCCTCGCCCTGCGATTTGAACTGGCTGTAACCCTGCATATCGAGTTGCACTGTCACGTTCTCATCAGTCTTCTGTGGTTCGAGACCAGTGTTAATCAGAACGATGTGTTGACTCTTTTCTAACTCCGTCTCTAGGACGGGCATTTTATTGACAATGGCTCCATTGAATAGGTAGGAGTCTCTCAACGACCCACCCGGCAGCGGTAGCACACGCACCTTCTCTGCACTACCTGCCTTCTGCACTGCTTGTACGCATAGTTCCGCGACGTCATCCAAAGCGGCATCCACTGTCTTGCCTGTGATGGCAGTGCGAGCGATGTCCTTCAAGTCGAAAGCGTACTTACCTTCCTTAGCATGAAAGGTCTCTCCCTCTCCTACGGAGAGGTGACTGTCAAGATACGAGACTGCCATTGCCGCTGCTTGGTTGTAGCCATTGCACACGATGTTAGGATGCAGGCCCTTGTTGAGCAGGCCCTCGCTATTGCCCAGCATTTCCCCAGTCAGTACGACAGTTGATGTGGTGCCGTCATAGCACAGGCTCTCTTGCGTCTTTGCGCCTTCGATAATCATCTTCCCTCCGGGGTGGGAGACATCCAGTTCTCCCATGATTGTAGCCCCGTCGTTGGTTACAACTGCGTTACCAGCAGCGTCTACCATCATCTTGTCCCTTCCTAGCGGACCGAGTGTGGATTTCACCGTGCCCACTATCATCTTCGCCGCGTTTATGTTCTTCCTCAATGTCCCTTCGTTCTCCGTTTCAGTCATCTTACTCTTCCTCCTTCTTTATCTGTTCGATGGAATTTTCTAGCGATGTCGCGACCTTGTCTAGGTAAGGCCAATCCACTTCACTGGCTAGTCCAGCAGCGACTTTCTGTATGTCTACCAGTGAACTACCCTTGATTATCATCTTGAAGAGTATGTCCAATGCCCTCTTCAACTTGTAGTTCTCTTCTTCCGTCATATCCCTGTATATGGGCAATTCTCCTCTTGGGTTGTATTCTACCATTCTACTTCTACCTCCACTATGTCACCAGTCTCAAATGACCTCGACTTCAAAATACCATGTTCCTTTCCGTGCTGATACACATCATACGTCAGTTTTGCATCCTTGACGCAGTAGTCACACACCTCGTCGTACTTACCTGCGCTCCAGTTGAGAGGGGCATCAACGCTCTTCATTGTCTTGCTCTCACCTAGGGTGTGTGTCACTAGAGATTGTAGTGATGACTCCAGTTTCCCGTAGGAGAGAGACGCTTTCTGAAACAGTAGTTTGGTATCTATGACGTTGTCAGATTTCTGCATCACATCACCTATGGCCCAGCAGTCGAGAGACTCCTTCAACACTGGGAAGTCGAATGCTATGATGTTGTGTCCGAGTATCTTACCACCCTTCTCAACGTGGTTCGTGATATGGTCACCCAACACCCGTGGGTGTAGGTCATGGGTCTCAACACCATCCAGCAACACGTCCTCCTTGGTGAATATGTGCGCGTCGCTGCCATCCCATGTTGCTACCACTGAGGGATTGAAGAGGGCCTTGTTGTCCCAACCACCAATCTCCCATGAGTAGTTGCTCGTCTCAATGTCTAGTGCCATTATGTCAGTCATTCTTTATCTCCTCCTTGAGTCTCAGATATACGACTTTCCCATCTTTGGCCGTATCGAACATGCTTGTTGCCCACTTAGAGAAGTGATTGAAGGCAGTCCCACGTGTGACACCATTCTGAGTCATGTATGTGGACATGACTGTGCCCTTCTTTCGCCATCCTTCTCCCCTGTTACCTAGTTCGACTGCTTCGACCGCTTGGAAGGCTACTATCCACTTGTTCCTCTGTGTCGCTCGCTCGGCAACCTTTGGCCCAATCTCGACCTCACCCTCGAGCCACTGAATTAGGTTCTTGAACAGGTCATACAGAATCTCCTTGGACATGTCAACGTGCTCCCCAGTGACTTCCCAAGTCTCATCTAGCATAGCCATGTGTGTAGCGAATATCACAGTGTAGTTCTCCATAGCAGGTATGAATGAGGCCACCACCTCACTGATGCCCGGACCCAACCCTGTCAGTAACTCATAGTAATCCTCTATCGCATCGTACATCGCGGGGTAGAATGTCTGCTCATCCGCATGGAACAATTCTGTCATGGAATCCTGTAGTAGTTCTTCCTGCTCCGCTCTGGTCATTGAGTCCCACTCCACGAAAGGAGTCTCTGTCACATCTAGGACCTTGTCCCTGAGTTTCTTCTCCAAGCCCATGAAGTACTCAGTGATGTCCTCGTAACTCACCTGCAACTTCGGCTGCTTCTTGTAAGCCATCCCTGCTCTCAATTGACTGACGTTCATCCTCCTGTCCATGGTCCAGTTAGACCAGTAGAGAAGCACCCTCTGGAAGATACCCTTGGTCAACACATACTCCTTGACGCCCGCAGGTGGGTAGGTAGTAATCCACAGTGACACCAGCGATTCAGTCTCTATCCGACCCGTTTTGGTATGCTTTACGAGTACGTTGTTATTGCTACCTACGGGATTGCAGGCAGATTGCAGATACAGCACTGTCTCTTGACTGTGCTTGTTGGGATTGAGTATGATGGACCCCTCGTCGAAGTTCAGAGCCTTCCTACCATTCAAGAATCCTTCTTTCTCTATGCTCTCCTTGTTGCCTTCGCTATCGACGGTCTCCTCGAACCCACCAATCAACCCAGCGTCGGTACCTGTGGTGTACAGGTCTGTGGGCACGTGTATGTCTCTGAGAACGTCACCAACGAATTCCCAAGCGATAGACTTCCCAGTCCTGCTCGATTGAATCCAGAAGGTATGCACTCTAGGGTCTAGGTGGCTTTCACCCCAAGGTATACGGATGTAAGGCACTGCTAACTGACCCTGTATGAAGAAGAAAGATAGCATGCCCGGTACGTCATTGTCAATCGAGGTCTGTCCGAATCTCTCGATATACCCCTTGAAGACGGGGAACTTCTCTATCGCAGTGTAAGAATTTACAGGTCGCATAATTTGACCCCTGCTAGGGTCAGCATATATACTTTGTTTAGACTGTACATTAGACAGTTAGGATTCTTTGATGTCGGTTTATATATTCGGACCCTATTATGTTATGAGCCTACTTACGTTTTAGGCGCCTTTCTATGTGTATTGCTTCTTCACTGGTCAAGACTTTAATTACCCTGTCAGCGAGCGTACTACCCATGCCCTTCACTTGCATCAGAGACTCCTTGTAGAGCATCTCCTCTATCGAGCCACAAGTGTCGAGCATCTTCGTAGCCATCTGGTTCCCTATGCCGGGTATGGTCAACAGAACATCCTTGCGAACGTCATTAGTGCTCACTCTCCTTATCGCCTTGGCGCCGTGCAGAGATGCTGGCTTGTGCAGTTTGTCATGTAGTTTGACGACGAACATCGCGGCCTCGCTTACTTCTTTCGTGTAGAACACCTGAGCATCGAAGTCCGTCATGATACGGGTGATTAGACCAATCAACACGCTTTGAACGTACGAGTGTGAGACTTTCTTCTTGGGGTCTCTCACATTCCTGTTAGCCATGGTGACGTACTCTGGTATCTTACCATGTATCAATAGGAAGAAACGCTCGTAGTTGGCATCCATGTTGTCCATCTGCTTTGCTAGGTGTCCCGACTTCATGGATTGGAAGAGGTCCGAGAGAGACTTGGCCTCTATGCAAGCACCACCGAGGAGATAGTCACCGACAACTAGAGTCTTCCTCTCAACACTCATCCCTTCCTTCGCTGCCCTTCTCATTATGGATTCACAGAGTCTCCCTCTCTCATTAGTGTCAATCAATAAGTCAGCCATTCTCTCTCATCCTCCTATGCATTCCACAGTATTCAGACCCATCTGCCTTTCTCAATTTGCACCGTTTCTTGCTGGTGGCTATGGCAATACACTGGTCTTCTTCTTTGGGGTTACCCCAACAAACCTGACACAGCCCACGGCTCTTGTAACCGTTCTTCTTCCTGTTATGATTTCTAGCACGCAGTTTTGTACCACACTGCTTGCATCGCATCATGCTAAATCCTCTCCTGTGCCATCATAGAACTCACACTTACCCGTACAAAGACCCTCAACCATGAGCGTCTTACAGTTCGCATGATTGTAGCCCTTGTAAACTATGCTCTCAACCTGAGTTCGAGTGATGTCCTCGTTCCAATCGACCCAACCCTGCTCTGAGCATATCTGCACTATTTCCTCTACGTGCTTGTCCTTCTCCTCCATGCTCACTGACTCTGCCGGGAAGAACCATCTCATCCTGTCTGCTAGGTATGATGCTAGGTGATACCTCGCTCTGTGTATGGGATTGCCCTCTCCTAAGGCCGCTTGTGCTAGGCACGGGAGAATCTTCATGTTGTGTAGGGTGATTGTGGGCAACTCGCCAATCTTCTTCCTCTTGGCCTTGAACGGGTTCCTCTTCTTCGGAAGTGTGAGTTTCAGGGGAGTCTCTCCCAGTTCTATGTACCCGCCTCTGGGCTCCTGTGCTAGTTCAAACACATCGTCTGCTGATAGGGTCATGACCTCCTCGCTGGTCAGTGGCGTCACCCAGCATCCCCGCTTGGAGTTGTAGGAATTGGGTATGCGTATCATGCCTGCTAAGTCAAAGGCCACAGTAGGGTCATTGGAAGGAAGGTCGAGTAAGGTATGCCATTTTGAGAGCAGTGTCTTTCCCGCGCTCTTTATCTGAGTGACTTCTAACCCATCTGATGGTAGGAAGGTGTCAACGAGCCTGACCCAGATGTGGAACCCACCTCCGGTGAAGTAGATGTAGTGAAGGAAGTTATTCTCCATCAGATGCTTGTGCAGCCTCTTGACCTGTTCGTGCATGAACTCGAACTCGACGTCTGCACCTCTATCACGGAAGTCCTTGCAGTCGAAGTCCATTACGAAGTGACTGACTATGGCGGAGTTGTACTCGGCTCTGTGATGCTTGGGCGGCTGGGTCTTCCTGTATCCGTATGCGGTGAAGTAGGCATTGCCCGCTCCGTTCTTGCCCTTCCAGTACTTCTCCAGTTCCTCCCAGTTCCTGACGATTCGTCGCCCACCGTGCCTGTTGTAAGCACTGATTTCTAGGACTTCTCTAGGGAAATCAAGTGGTACGAATGGCATGACATCACCACACCTTACTCTGCATACCACTCTTCATTGCTGTACTTCTTATGGAAATCATGTCTAATCCACCGAGCGAGGTCACTAGGATATTTATTCATGAGCACTCTAGGGTCAATCGTCAGATTCAACACAGGGAAATATCCTCCTGCATCTTCATCATCGGTATACGCATCAAGGGTCATTTGCAGACTCACTTTGAAGTTATACCACTGCCCTTTAGGTAACGTGCTCCATATCACGTGCTTCTCCAGATTCTTCATATCTCTATCCAGAATCTCCTCTGTTCTTTCCATCTTTTTCTTCATTTCATTCCTCATCATCATTCCCTCCATTCCAAGCAGGACAAAGTTCCATGAAAGAGCACCACGTGCAATTCCACTCCCTAGAGCCATCAGGCTTAGGGTAAGAAAACGGTTTAGGCTCAAACTCGTTGTTGATGTGTGCTTTGACCACACTCTTGATTTTGTTCATCACTGTCCTAGGTGCGTAACTGGTCTTCCTGCTACCTAGTTCCTCTATCTCCCACTCGGCCTTGACGCCGTTGTTCGCCCAACCTCTCGGGAACTCCCACGCCCAGTGGGTCACGGGTAGGAATTCGGCGTAGTTACCCTCCTCGAGCATGAGTCGGTAGAACTGCATCTCCTCCCTCATCTTCTTGGCGGTCTTGAGCGTCCACTTGCCTGTCTTCAACTCCATGAGTATGAAACCGCCATCACCATCGGAGAAGATTGTATCAATGAAACCGCGCATGTGAATTGGTATTATCTCACCATCAATCTCCACGTCCAGCATGGCATGGGCAGATACCTCGTTACCAACTGCCTTCCAGTTCTCTCCGTTGGTGATTAGCAGTCTGTTCCACTGCCACTCCAACCACTGGTCTATGACCTCCTCCTCACCGAGTTGGTACGGTGTGGGAGGCTTTGGGACGATGCTCTTCATCTTCTCTTTGGCTACCATTTTCTTATCACTCTCTATTAGTGACAATACTTCTGGTAGAACATCATCCACATTGTCCCAGAAATATTCTACGATGTTGTGTACGTTGGTACCTCTGACCATATCATCGTTTTCTTGCTCTGGTAACTTTAGTATGTTCTTGAATTTGTATTGTAGTGGGCACCAAGAGTAGTCACCAACGGTACTCTTGGTCACTCTCAGTTTGACAGCGTTACCGTCTTCGTCCACCATACCGGGCTGCCAGTTGTATGCACTCGACTTGTACGACTCAAGCAATTCAGCAGTGTGTGCTTCCGCACCCCTCTCCAAGAGGGAGACTTCATTCGGGTTGAACTTCATTCTGAACACCCCTCGCATCTCATCTTGGTGAACGGCTTCCGGCAATTGGGACATGTGGGAACGCCTTGTGGCATGTACGTATCAGTGAGACCCTGCCACCCACACGAACACTGAGACAACATCACAAACCCTCCTTGATTATGCAGTCGTAGCATCGTTCCTTCTTCGGGTCCCATGCAAGGTTCCTCTGCTTCTTGCATATGGAGCAGTATCTCCCTCTGTACTTGTTAGCCATGTCACTCCTCTTCCTCCAGTATGCATCTCTCAAGATACACGCAGGCATCCATCAGTTCCTCTTGTAGATGTATCAACCACTCTTTCTTGGACAAGTCGGTGCGCTCCATCGTAGTGCCATACTTGTTCAGTCCAGCCACGCATCTCCTTGCTATCTTTATTATCACATTGTCTTCTATCTTGCTCATTTCAATCACCAGTATTTCTTCGGCTTGGATGCCCCTGAGGCTTCGTCCAAATCCCATCCTAGTACGGAGTACAACACCTTCAACTTAGCCTTGATGAACTTCTCCACTACAACGGGATAGTCTATCTCAAAGCCCTCTATCTCCTCAGAGTTCCTGAACCCAACCACATTGGTATTCGGTTTGTTCTCCGGGGTACCCACCACATACAACCAGCGTACACTGTCTCCGGTTCTATAGGGCATATCTGGGTTGATGTGCTCGTTGTAGTAGTACGCGCCCCTGACTGCCATCGGAGGGGTACCCTCGTACTTCTCCTTTCCTATGCGACCGTAGGGGGCTAACTCATCCACGCTCAGTTCGCCCTTGAGAGCGCTCACTGCTATGGGCCTGATAGTTTGGTTTACCTCCTCCTCGTCATGCCCGTTGCCCACCATGTCGAACACCTTGCCTTGTACGAGTTTCGTCAGTGGTGAGGCATTGGATGACTTGAGTGCAAACCCAGTCACCTTCATCGTGCCCTTCTTGTTCTCAGGCCAAGTGATGATGCCGAAGTTTCTATTCTTCACGTCAGCAGTGGTCCAGTAGTCGAAGTAAGCCTCGAACTCCAACTTCATCGTAGGTAAGTCGAACTTATTGCGTATCACCTTATTCAGTTGCGATATAAGGTCCTCGACTTCATCGAATGGAATCTGAATGTAACCCGAGTCAGTGTGACCAGCGAGTGCTCGATAACCCATGGCCTCACTCTCAGTCAGCAGGGTCTCTATGCACTTCCTGCCGTAGTAAGTGATAGTCGCACCGACATCCGGGTCTATCCATCCACCACCGACTCTCCTCTGTGAGACGTAACCGTACATGGCATTCGTTGCCACCTTGACTGCTAGTTGTAGCATGTCGTATTGGAAAGCCTCATCTTCCGTCTCTGCATCCTTCATCTTCTGCTTGTACTCTTTCCTGAGTTCCATCATGTCATTGACTATTGCAGGTAGGATGCCGACCTTGCTCTTATCCCAGTGTGTGCCATTGCCCACGCTCCTGATGTCGTTGGACACCCTGTTTCCTTCCACATACATCTCACCACCACGTCGCTTCGTGGTGACGCACAGGTTGGCATCGAGTATGATTCTAGGGTACATGGAGGCGAAGTCAATCAGAGCCACGCCTTCCCAGCGACCCGGTTTGGTCTCAGCGACAGTGGCGGCAGTGAGAGTGTCCCTCTGCCTGTTGAATAGTGTAGGGGCCTTGAGTGGTGTACGACGTGCGAACTGCCCCCGTAGGTAGTTAGTCACGTTGTGTGTGCTTTGGAATCTGACGCCATGTGCCTTCTGCATGGCTATGAAGAATGGGATGGCATTGAGTTTCTCAGAGCATCTCCTCAGTAGGGTGGTGTCCCTCACGCAGTAATCGACGAACTCATTGAAGTTGTCCGTCCACCATGTGAATACATCGGCATCCATCTTGGCCCCTTCCTCCCCGAACTCCTTGTCGAGTTGTAGTTCCTCTGCTATGGTAGCGAGTTTCCTATCCCTGAACTGCCCCTTGCCACCTTTCTGCCACAGTGTCTCGAGCCCCCCACCTGATTGCCATGGTAGTGCTGTGTCAAAGCACAGTCTACCTAGTATGGGCTGGGCATTGTCTCTGTATCCTTTTTTCTTCCGTGGCTTTATCACTTGGTTTATCGGGCTTAGTCTATTAGCGTCATCAAGCCGTTTCATCAATTGCGGTAGGTCAGCCCACAGCAGTGCATGTGCAATCAGTATGTCGGGGTCACACTCCTCGAGGTGCTTCAAGAACGCCTCGTGCATGTCCTTCTCATTGGTGAACATGTAGAGCATGTACCCGCCTTCCTTCTCTATGAAGTCCATCCACTCACTGTCCACCTCTAGGTTCCAAGCGAACACAACGGGGTTGTCGGCATGTGTATCGTCAATCGCTATCATGGTGGTAGCGCCCTCTTCCACGCAGCCATTCGGCTGCCACTCCATATCGAAGTACCATATCCTCGGTGTGAAGTCTGGTATGTCATTGACATTGGGGAACGTGTGGAACATGATTTGGTCCTCGTAGGGAGTGTCTGCCTCGTACGTGGTCATCTCATTCTTGATTTCATACAGGACCGTGGGATTGGTGCAATCAAGCCTCATCAGTTCAGTGCCATCTGAACCAGTCGCAGTCAGGTCAGGGTGATATGTGACACCCGGATAGCGAGAGATTACACGACCCAGTCTTCTGTTATTGATTTGCGCTGGCACCCAGCAGTGTGGTGGGATGTACCCCTCATCGAATGGGGCAATCGTCTCCGTCGTCAATCCCTTCTCCGTTCTCGTACGCAGGTAGATGCTGGGCCATCCCACATCGTCCCAGCCGTTGGGATGGTAGTAGTCGACAATCATTCTTCCTCACCTCCGTAGATGGTGGGATGTCCTAGGTAGACCCAAGTGGCGTTTGTGTCTGTCAAATGAAACTGTGGGTGCACCCTGAGGAGATTCGAGAGTTGCATTGGTGTGGAGGCCACGCTCTTGTGTATCTTCCCATTCACCCCTCTGTAGGAAGCCATGTAGTCTAGCAACTCAGAGAGGTGAAAGGGTATACCGATACCCTTCATCATACCGAATCGAATCATTGCCTTACGCTTGTAGATGTGCTTGTGTATCCCTGCCATCCTACTCACTCCTCTTGGTCTATCACTATCAGCAGCCTGTAAGCCCCTGCTCTCTGTTGCTCAATAATCAATGCAGTAGATGGGCCGAAGTGTATCTTGCTCTCCCTTGGTTCTAGGTAGCCCAAGCATGGAAGCAACCATGCTCCGTAGTGCGAGGTCACGCTGTATGCGGGACCTTGGGTATCTGTCAGATTCGTAGTGGCGAACAGGCGTATGTCATGCTGCTTGCCAGCCTGAATCGAAATCTCACCGCTCTCCGCATTCGCCTTCACGCTGTAGTCGGCCCCTGTGTTGAGGAGTTTCTTCAACGAGGAGAGTTTGAGCATCTCGGACAAATCAGCAGTACCATGGATGGGGTAATTCCCTTGACCGAATGACTCCCACATATTCTCTATGGAGGCTGATACCAAGTTCTCGTAGGTCGGAACGAGTTTGATGCTCGTGCAGTCGGTGACTGGTAATTGCATCTTGAGTTCGTTGTTGGTGATATACAGGGTCTTACCGTTGCTTATCTGCTTGAAGGTCACATCACCACTGCACTTGCGCAGGAATATGCATACCTTGTCCAAGTCCGAGATGATGATGGTGCCGCCCTTCGTGACCGCGCCCTCATACGACTCCGTGACTGTGAAGAAATGTGTCTGGTAACCCACGCTGTAGGCCAACTGATGACCCATCTCGACTATTCTGAGACTCAAATCATTTATTGCGCTATCAAACTGGCCTAAGTGCTTGAGCCACTCCTTGCTGTCCAGTGTGATACTTGCCATGTTATCATCTCACAGTTTCTCCAGTTCGGGTAGCCCGAGCCAGTTCGGGGTCTTGCCCTGCTCGGTGACGAGGATGATGCTCCTCTGTCCCTGTAGCATGGCATTGGTCTTGCTCTTCTCGAATGTAGCAGTGTACTCCGAGCGTATGACACGCCCGTCCTCACCCTCCATGTCGTTCCTCTCGCACAGGACGATTTGGAACATGTAGTTGCTAGATGACTTCTCCCAAGCAGGCTTCCAAGAGGCAGCCGTATCCTCGTTCCTCCCCTGAGTGTAGTTCGTCATCTTCAAGTGGGTCTCCCAGAATACACGCACGCCTCTTTTGACGAGTGCACGACACAGTGCTGTCAGTTGGTGGAATCGTGTGGTCCTAATCTGCCAGTCCCACTGGTTCTGTATTCTAGTGCCCTGTCCCGCGCCTCTGTTGTCTGCCGCCTCGATACCATCCTTGGCTAGACCTAGGTCGGTGATTCTCATGTTGTTCTGACAGATGTTGTCCCACAGGTCTATGCCAGTGATGTGCACGCCCCATAGGGTCTCGTGCTCGTTCACTAGGAACTGCATGATGGACATCACCCTGTCATGTGTAGCAGGGTAGTCGTAAGCGGTCCTGTCACCCTTCTGCATGACCCAAGGGTCCCAGCATCTGATGTTGTCGTTGTTGGGATAGAATGCTGACTTGGTCCCAGCACCACCACCATCGAAATCAATTACAGCGAGCATCTTGGTCATTCGCTTCCCTCCTCATTGCAGTACTTCTGAAACGCATCGAATACGATACCAGTCTTACCAGTGTTCTCATGACCCACCAGAGCCATGAAGATGTGGGTCTTGGGGCCATGCTGGTGGAGTTGCTCGAACTCACTGCGCAAGTCCGAGAAGGGGTCTGCCCCCTCTCGCTTGTGCGCCGGAGTATCAGCACGCTCGGCTGCTATCTCCTGAGCAATCTCCTCTTTCTTGCTCTCACCGAATCCTGCCATCAATTCTCACCTTCTCTCTCCGCTGATGCTCTTCTTTGCTGCTCAGCCATTGCCTCGTTGAGTTCCTGCACGTCCCTCTTCACTTGAGCCAATGTTGCATCCACGTTATTCGCAAACCCTTCTAGTACCCTCAGGAATGCCAGCCTCTGCGTATGCTCAGCCTGCAATTTCTGAGTTTGTTCTCTCAGTATATCGTATGCTTGCTGTTGGCTCGCAATCGTTGCCATATGCGCCTCTACTTCTTCTTCCAATTGTTTCATCGTTTTCTTTGCCATATTCTCACCTCAGTCGAATTGTCCCGAGCCAGTGTCACCACCGCCCATCCTGCGTCTCGAGCGTCTGTTGTCTGCATAGACGCCCATGACCTTGATGTTCGGCAGTTGCTCACCGTCTCTAATGCTCATACCAATCCTACCGTAGACCAGAACTGTGCTCTTCTCGGCGTAGCCCCACAGTTCGTCATCCACGTCCTCAAAGTGGAACGGGTTAGTCATGTCGTGACAGGCACTGCCTACCCAGCACATGACCTCGCTGCCGTTCCCACCTCCGTGTATGTTCTGTAGACCCATGCTGGTGAGCGACAGGGAGTACCCCCTGCCGTCCTCGTCATACTCGTTGTCCCTGCCCTCGGTGTTCATCCTGCTGACAGTGCCCTTGGTGACGACGAGCGGTCCAGCCGCACCGTCCCTACCATCACTGCCTGTGAAGGTCCTCTTCCTCGACTCGTAAGCCTCCACCAGTTCGTCCAGTGGTACGTATAGGTCATCGACGAATTCCTCATCCGTCCAGAACTTGAACGGTTGAAGCAGTCTCTTCACATCATCGCTGACGAAGTCATTCGTGTATGCCATCGTCCTGTCGAAGTCCGAGTTAGTACCGAGGATGTCCTTGTAGTTGTCATTGGTCGATGTCGATTCCCTCACCTGTATGGTGCAGGGCACTCCTAGACGCAGGGTCATGTTCCTGTTGTCATCAGTCAGGTCTACTCTCCAAGTCTCCACCATGCCCTCGTTGACGAACCTGCTCTTCTCGTTGCCGAGGAAGTAAGCATACCTACCCATCTGCGTATGTGGATAGGGGTTGCCCGCCTTGCTCAGGAGGCACAGCCAGTCATCACCCACTCGGAAACCGAGGGACGGAGGCTCCTCTACAGACTCCTCTGTCTCTATGACCTTGCTGGCTGTGTTGATGTGCCAAAAGGAGCCTTCCTTCATGTAGTGCCCGACTACACCGTCAGACACAGCCGAGTTGCTGTTCTCCTGCCACTTCTGCGAGGCATTCCTAACGAACCATGACCTCCTGTCGGATGTCCTCATGTCCACCCCTAGGAACTCACCTACGTAGGTGACTAGGTTGCTACCGCTACCACTCACGGTGGACCGCCTGTCCGCTGTGAAGAAGCCCTCGCTCCAATCCAGCAGAAGGTCCTCGTCCTCTACTCTCCAGTCATCACACGCGTACGTATCGGTGATGTGCTGGATGAAGGACTGCGTCACCTTCTCCACTGATTCACTTGTTCTCTCGGCCTGCATCTGGAAGCGCTTCATCACTTCCTCAGGCCAGTCTTCATTCTTCATTCCCTTCTTGAAAGGGTTCTTTTCATCGTCACTCATTGTGTCACTTCCTTTTTCATTTTGGCTACCATGTAATCACAGTAGGAATAGTCATCTCCGGGCCATGTATGCTTGTGCACCATCAAATCACCGTACACTGCCATAATGCTCCATATCGAATCTAAAGCCTCATCACTCTCAAAGTGTGAGTATATGTTGCGATAGAACCCGTTCAGAACATAGTGCAGAGGCTGCCCTGCATCCAATAGTCCATGAAGGTTCTGCCTGAGTCTGAGCCAATCGCCCTCTACAGCACGCTCCACGCTATCGTCATTGCTCATGGCCGCAAGCATCTCCACACGCTCCTCTATCTCCTGCACGTCTATCGAATCTAGGAACATGATGCATGAGCGCATGTCGCCGTTCATCAGTTCCACTAGGTCCTTGAGGGCCTCATGGGAACCAACGGTAGCGAACTCTTGCTCTATCAGCGATTGTAGCCTAGCCGCACCATCTGCGGGTGACACAGGCTTGAAGGTGTAGACAGAGCAACGTGAGCGTATCGCTGGACGTATCTTCTGCATGTCGTTGCATGTCAGTATCAACAGAGCATTGCTACTGTGCTTCTCTATCAGTTGCCTCATGGCATCCTGTGCTTGTGGGGTCAGCCCATCCGCCTCATCCAGCAGTATGACCTTCCTTGATACGCCTATGCCCTTGCTCCTCATGGCGAACTTGAGTTCATTCCGAATGAAGTCTATGCCCCTGTCGTCACTGGCATTGCTCTCTATGAAGTTCATGGGGCCGAAGTCCTCCTCGAGCATGAGTCGGGCAATCACGTAAGCAGCACTCGTCTTACCAGTGCCCGGTGGCCCTGCGAATAGCAGAGCCTGTGGGAATGTGGTTTCCTTCCACATACTGGCGTCCTTACACAGGGTCTCCAACCCTGCTAGGTCACTCAGTGTGAGTGGTCGTGCTCTTTCCAGTAGTTCCATGGTTTAGTATACTGAGTTAATTTATATAGTCAACAGCCATTTCCTGTTCCTCGTCATGTGCAGTGACCCATATCAGGAACTCATCCCACGTCTTTGGCAGGGGATTGTCCATCACCCATTCTAGCATGTGCCATCCGACTCTGTCAGTGATGCTCTGCCTGATGGAGTACATGGTATCCAGCCTGTCTAACAACAGCAACCACTTTGTCATGCTGTCGTTGTCGTAGTAGTTCTCCTTCAACTCCATACCAAACGGGCTCAGGAATATCTCCACGCATCTCCTCTGCCCCTCAGTTCCGCTTTTGAACAGGCTGCGCCACGTGATGCGCTTCTGCGCTCGCATACCTAGTTTGGAGTCGCTCCTGTTCTCCACCCACGTCTTCATCCTTAGTTCAGTGAGCACTATGCCCAACCCCATCCACTCTTCTCTTCTATCCATCTCAGCCATTGTCCACACCTACCAAATCCACATACTGCGTTACATCGGAGATACCCATCTCATTCTCCACGGATATGAAGGTAGGCGAACTCAACACGTTCATCCTCCTATCCACGAAGGGAGAACTGACACTGATTACGATGCACTCGTCCTCGGGTATCATGCGCCAGTTCTTCTCGTCTTTCTCTATATCACCAACTCTTCTTGTCACATCGTACAACACAGAGTTTTTCTCCGAGAGTATATGAAGTGTGCAAAGACCGACTGGTATGAACTCAACACCGTCCAAGGCGGAGAAGGTGATTGTCATCTCCCCATCTACGTTCTTCACACCATCCAGTCTGAGGTAGTGCTTGTGTCCTTCCCTGTCCAAGACATAGCCATTCATGGATGCAGGAACGAACGGCCCGGTATCGGGGAACCTAATCATCCCATCCGACTTGACGAGCGCCTCCCAAGACTTCACCTGCTTGGGCCAAGCAATCGGGTCTTGATGTGACTCAGCATATTTGCGCAGCCTTGCCCTTAACCCTAGTTGCGGATAATCAGGGTATGCCACGTCAGTAACAACAGTACCAGCACGTTCCACTACCATGTCATCGTTGGCGTAGTCCTTGAGGTACGGAGAGGAACTGGAGAAGTACTGCAATTCTACCTTGCCACCCGGTATCAGTTGGAAGACACCATCATTGAACTCATTCAATCCATCATGTGGCTTATGCTTGCTCCATCTGCGATACCACCGCTTCCTCAACGCAGCGTTAGGCTTGCGCCACCACTCTTTCGGGTCATACAGAGCATCAGGGTCATTCTCTATTGCATCTAGTATCTCCCTGTCACTCAGGAACTTCTTGCTGTTGTGTATGACTTCTGGGCTGACATGAATCCTACTAGCCATGACATTCAGGAAACGGTCACGCGTAAAGGGCATCTTGCCCACTACCGATGACCAGAACAACTTGGCCTCTGTCTCATTCATCTGCTTGCTCAAGGGTAGGTACTCCGAGTCTCCTGACACGAAGGCTTCCCTTACGACCAGCATCTCATCCAATGACCAGCGAGAACGATTGGAACCACTGCTCTCCGATGCCAGCAGCAGTGCAGTGCTAGTGTTGTTCAGTTCTCTCAACACGTCTATCGGTGTGTTCAGTTCTGCTGCTACTTTCAGAAGCACCATATTCTCAGTCAAGGTTTCTTCTGGAAAGAATATGTCATAACTCTGCTTGGCTGACCGCTCTATGGAATACAGACTGTTCTTGTTACCGAGTCGATAGGACTCCCATGCTGCTGATAGTTCGTAAAAGGAGGTCAGGGTAGTAGCCCCCTGTAGTCATCCAACCACTCGTTCAGTTTGGGCTGCGTCCCTCGCCCCCTCTCCCTCTTGGTAATCTCCACCACTTTCCTCACGGTGATGCCAGTCTTAGCCGACTTAGCAGCCATGTACAGGCAGTCCACCAGCAGAGCGTAGTCGCTCCTCTTGTTGGTCCATGTGGGGTCGAGCCGTACCTTCTCGTAGAAGCGTATGGCCTTCATAGTCTGCTTGGGCGACAGCCCGAAGAGCAAACCCAGTTGGTAACCTTCGATGACATCGTAACTCAACGAATCACCTGTACCGATTGAAGGCATGGTATATCGTAGCCCAAATCTCGTTGTACGCATGGTGCAGCGTATTGTCTCTCACAGAGTTCTTGAAGTTAGGATAGTCTATGCCATCCACTGCTTCCGCTATCACCTTGGAGACAACGTCTCTCGGTATGAATGCTCGATACGGGTAATCCGCATCTGAATCCTTGAAGTAATCGCAATCTGGAAACGTATTCGTAAGGTGTTCCAGTTTCCTCGCTCTCACTAGAAGTTCCGTTTCGTCATTCCAGTTCTCTACTATACTCAGCCATCCGTCGTTCAGTCCTATCCACATGTTCTCCTCTCCTATCTCTATCAGTTTGATGCTTATTTATAACCCTCACGCCACTCGCCTCGCTACATCTTCTATCCTCTGTTGCATGATGTTCCTCGTCTGCGCATCACGCAATGTAGACAGCGCTTGTTCCATGGCGTCTTGACCGCCATAAGCATCGAATGACCTACCCATCTCTTCCTCTCCCATACCACCATAGAACCTCTCTGTGTGTGGTGGTTTGCTTTGCATTGATTCTAATTCCCCTACTTGGGGTCCGAAGGCATCTCCCTTTGGCGCTCCTTGTGCTCGGTAGGGACCAGCACCACCCACGTCCACGTAGGTGGGTGTGCCATCGGGCCTGATTAGCACGTTGTCCATATTCATACCTAGTACGTCCCAGTTTGCTATCAGAGCCTGTGGGACGAAGTCCCGACGTAGCCTAGACCTGTCCATTGAGAGAGGCATTCTCGACAATTCCTCGTACTGAGTCATCATCAGTGGATTCCCATGCACGTCTTCGTGCATCGAAGCATCCGGCACACCTACGCCTAACCTACTGAGATACCTGTTCATGTCATACTCGTTCCGTATATGTGCGGGATGCGCCCCTCTCTTCACGACGACTTGCCTACCATCAGGCATCGTGTGTTGCACTGCACCAGTGGAGCCACCCAAGTACTTGGGATTCTGCTCCTTGAGTAAAGCCCACGCTTTAGCCATGGACGAGAACTCTGAAAAATCATACTCCATCTTCTCACCTCTAATCGAATATACCCTTTAGCATTTCTTCTGCTTCTGTAATCTCCGCATCCTCTTGCACGACTTGTTTGATGTCCATGCAATCAGGGCAGGTCTTCCTCAGTTTCCCTCTGCCTTCCTGTTGGAACTCTTTGTCACATGCTGCGCAGTGGTAAGTTCTCACCACTGGTTTGTAGCACTTGAGAGCAGACAGTCTTGCGACTTCCCTCCTGTGCTCCTTCTGACATGCTTCGCATCTCTTCTTCAATCTCCCCTTGCCAGCCCTTTCACCCAAGTCGCAACCGCAGTCAATGCAGGTACCAAGCGCTCGCACCTTGGGGATGTACGTCTCTTGCCTGTACTTGCGATGCCTCTCGATGTTTATCTTGGCTCGACACTCGTCGCACCATTTGATTCTCCCTCGACCATGCTTGACTATGATGGTATCACAACCAGCGCACTTCTGTCTCCGCACGACTCGCTCCACTGGCTTGCGCGTAGCCTTCCTATGTGCATTCTTACACTCAGCAGAACCACATAGTTTCGGCTGTCTACCTCTTTTCACAGGGTGAATGAATGGCTCTTTACAGACAATGCAAATCGTCTCTTTCGTTTTCATTACAACCACCCGAATAGTTTTGCTAGTACCAATGATGAGATTATCATGTTGATTGTAGTGGCGATTGTACGGTACAGAGCCAACTCACCGAAGTGCTTCTGACTCCACTTCTCGACTTCGTCGCTCATTCAACCACCGCCTCGTCCATCCAGTTGTTCATGGCCTCCACATCCAGTTCGGCCATCGGCACTGGCACTGCCTCCATGGACACCAGAGCATCACCTGCTCTAGTGGTCCACGTGTGACCCATCAACTCGTTCACGGCCTTGGTCACTGCCACACCATGCTTGTCGTCATTGGTATCCCACTTCTCGTCATCGGTAATCTCCTTGGCTATGTCCTCTATGGCCTTCTTGACCACCACGCTCATCTGCTCTGCTGGCGCATCTGCGGGTACGAAGGCACGTATAGCCATCCTCGATAGCCTTGCGATTATCTTCTTGGTGGGCAACTTCGCAGTTATCCTCTGTGTGACAGCAGCGCACCTCCTGTAGCCATAGCCCTTGGTCTTGGTGTTCCCGTCCCTGTCCGTCCTCAGCACCACGGAGGCACCAGTATCCAAGTCCATCACCAGTATCCTCGGATTGCTGTAGTAGTCCTCATCCGCGTCATGTCTCTCCCTCTCGGCCTTCTTGAGAGCCATGCCTGCCTTCTGCAAGGCAGAGCCTGCTCCGTCCGTCCACTCATGCTCATTCATCCCATCCATTCTTTCACCGCCTTTTCATTCATAGTTAATTTATATAGTCAAGATTCCTCTACCACTCTCACGAACTCGTTGCACTCTTTGCATGCCAGTATCTCCCCTATGTTGGTGGTCATCACTAGGCAATCCTCGACCATGGTATCGCAGTTGTGGCACATCGTCTCCTTCGCCATCGCTGCCATCAGCACCTCAGCCTCCTCGTCAGTGCCTGTGAAGTTGAATACCAGTTGGCTTCCTGCTATGTCATAAGTCACACCGTCTAAGGTGATGAATCCATCACTCGTGATTTCATTCGGTGTGTACATGCTCATCTCTATCCCTCCTCAAGATGGCTATTGTCTGTCCTATGCATTGTCCATTCTAGCCATACATCGTAGTGGTACTTGTGCAGCCATTGCTCGCAATTCATGTTATCACCGCCCATTTCTGTGGTACGTACTGTTCACTATCGGTATCCCAGTGCCATAGCACTAGGTCGCCGCAGGTCATCTCCAAGCGTTCCTGCTGCTCCACCCAAGACTTGAGGAAGGATGTCAGCAAGGGAGTCAGCCCTGTGACGTATAGGTTGAAGTTCTCATAGTGTGAATCGCCACCGCTCGCTCCTAGCAAGAACGTATTGATGAAGTCACGACATACCTTCTCATGCACATCGGTAGCAGTCGGGTTTGCCACTGGGTTCTGAAAGAGATAGTAGTCCATCTCCTCCCCGTCATTGGTCTTCACCACGTGCCTACCACTGCACAGTCCTATGTTCATTTTCCAAGCCCCCCTTCCTTGCTTCCCTCTCTAGTGGTAGCGAGTACCCGACTAAGTCTCTTGATTTCCTCCTTCAACTCGTCTACTTGGTCCTGCATCTTCTGGGTGTCACTACGCTTGTCGAGATACACATTACACATGTCTATTATGGCCTCTATGTCATCCATGTAGTTCCGTCTCGAGTAGTCGTCTTTCGTCACACCCGCCTTCAACTTCTTAGCAAGCGCCAGTATCACCGCGAAGTGCTCCAACTTACGCTCCTCGCACCTCTCAAGATAGTCGATTATCCTGTCCTTGTCTCCGCTTTGATACACATAACCCCTATTCGTTGCCATGCTCATTCCTCCTTGTTGCTTCTTCTTTGTTCATTGTTTCACCATCTTTTTATTCTTAGTTAATTTATATAGTCAAGTCTCTATCTCATATGCGGACAGGTACAGAGGACTATCATCTTGTGACTCCATTTCGGGGTCACCCGTGACCTCTGGTATCAAATCGGTTGGCCCACTCGATGCTATCTTCCTTGCTTTCCTGATATAGGGCATCAACATGTTTCTCCTATG